ATTTGATAAACGTATGCCAGCTAATGTTATTTTAGCTGCTTTCAGAATTATTTATAATATTTGTAAGCAGGCTGGGTATTCAGAAGCTGATTTGAAAGTAGTTATGGGAATAGCATTTGATACTGCATTTCCAACTGTTGATTTTAATGGAGATTTGATTGAATTCTGTGGGAGCAATCCCTCAGGTCATCCACTTACTGTTATTATTAATGGAACAGCTAATTCTCTATATATGCGTTATTGCTATATTGTTTTAAGACCCATAGATGTTAAGCATTCATTTAAAGAAGTTATCAATTTGATGACTTATGGTGATGATAATATTATGGGTGTTTCATCTGAAACGCCATGGTATAATCACTCAACTATAAAGGAAATCTTTTCTACAATAGGCATCGTTTATACGATGGCTGAAAAAGAAGCTATTTCTGTTCCATATATTAATATTTATGATGCCACTTTTCTAAAGAGAAGTTGGCGACGAGATGAAAATGTTGGAACTCATTTAGCTCCTTTAGAATTAGAATCTATTCATAAGATGTTAACTGTTTGGGTTCGTTCAAAAACAATAACAGCAGGGGAACAAATGGAATCCATTGTTTCATCAGCTGTTCGAGAATATTTCTATTATGGAAAGAGTGTTTTTCAGAAGGAATCTGAATTTCTTCTATCTTTGATGATTAAAGCTAATTTAGAGACTTATGTATGTGAATCAACTTTTCCTACATGGGATAATCTCATTGAAGAATTTTTTATTTCTTCAGAACTTTTAGGGTGTTTGTCATACCATCCTTCTCTTAAAGAGAAAAACCAACTAGTGACTAATTGTGATAGTTACTGCTTACAAGCTACTGCTAGCTACAGTAAATTGGAGAGAATGGATCACAATTATCCGTCCGCACCGGCAATCCCGAAAGCTTCTATTAAGAAGAGTGCTGCAGACGCACGACAAAAAAGCTACTTTGCTAAGAAACTAAGTTCAAACTTGGCATCGTATGAAGGACTTACTAATTACGAAAATCCCCTAAAACAGCGGGAGGTGTCACGCCTCCACATTCCTGAAGAAGTTTGTCAAGAAGATTATTTCTTGAGAATTCTTAGAAAGGAATGTTTATATTTAAATTATAATTCTCGTTGCTCGTTGTTGAGTTACATTTATGCATTACAAGAACAACAGTCTCGAGAAACCCCTGTAGGTGACAAACGATGTTCTGAGATTTATTCTGTTGGAAAATCACATCCTGTGTTTACCTCTGAATATACTCTTAATGCAGGGGAGACTGGTGGCCATGACACCACACAAGGAGATCATGGAAGTGCTGTAGGACAGCAAGAACAAGTTAATGTTGAATTTGTTGATGAGAATCCTGGGACTCATACTGAGTTTCCGGAGATTTTGGATCCAACTTTTAATGACAACTATATTCCTGCTTCTGATATTATTAAATTTTTATCACGACCTTATCGCATTCAAAATTATGTTTGGACAGAAGGGTCATCATTAGCTCAAAATTTTCAGCCTTGGGATTTATTTTTCAATGCTACTTCTATTAAGAAGAAACTTGATAATTTTGCTTTTATACATTGTAATTTGCATGTTAAAATTTTAATTAATGCTTCTCCATTTTACTATGGGGCTATAATAGCATCATATGTACCATTAACAACTTTTAATACAACATATTTGAGTGCTAATGCATCCTCAGCAAGTGCTGCATTAACAGCAGGAGGTGATAGCAATTTGTGTCAATTATCCCAATGTCCCCATGTGATGTTGTATCCACAAACGTGTCAGGGAGGTGAATTAACACTGCCCTTCTTTTATCATCAAGATTGGTTACCGGTCGTAACACGTTCTGAATTTCAACAGATGGGAGTGATATATT